CTTGCCGCATTCCACGCAGCGCGCCACCGCGCCACACACTGACACCCTGAACCCTCACCAACGCGCGGCGGGAGGTCGCCGCCATGGCTGAACTGACACCCTCCACGCGTGAAGCCGCACGACGCCTTGGCGTCAGCGACACCACCATGCACAAGGCCGAACGCTCCGGGCGCATTGCGCGCGAGCCAAATGGCCAATGGGACATCACCAAGACGCGCGCTCGGCTGCTGGAAACTGCGGACCCCCAACGTTCCCCGCTCAGCGGCAGCGCGGCGGCCGAGGGCACCCCTTTCGCCCGGCTGAAGGTCGCGCAACTCGCCTTGAAGGTCGAAGCCCAGCGCCTGGCGCTCGACGAAAGCAAGGGCCGGCTGCTGGATGTCGCGACCGCCAATGCGACGATTGATGAAATCGCAAGCACAATGCGTGACGCGCTGCTGAATTGGCCTGCGCGTGTCGCGGGCGTGATTGCCGCCGAACTCGGCGTCGAACCCCATCTGCTGCAAACCATCCTGCAGCAGCACATCAATGAGCTTCTGACGGAGGCTTCCGATCGCTTCGACCCTCCCGGCATCGGCGGCGAGCGAGAGCCGCACGCGTGAGCATGTGCGCCGCCGTGCCGGGGCCATGCTTCGCCCACCACCGCAACTCACAGTCTCGGCATGGGCGGAACAGCATCGTATCCTGGGCAGCCGCGCGTCATCCGAGCCCGGTCCCTGGCGCACCAGCCGCACGCCCTATCTGCGCGACATAATGGATGCGCTTTCCGCCATGCATCCGGCACGGCGGATCGTTTTGATGAAAGGGGCGCAGACCGGAGGTTCTGAAGCAGGCAATAACTGGCTTGGCTACATTCTGCATCACGTTCCCGCACCGATACTGGCGGTGCAGCCGACAGTGGAACTCGCCAAACGCTTCTCCCGCCAACGCATTGACCCATTGTTGGAGGAAACCCCCGCGCTGCGGGAACGCGTGGCGCCCGCCCGCGCACGAGACAGCGGCAATACGATGCTGTCCAAGGAATTCCCCGGCGGCATCCTGGTGTTGACCGGCGCGAATAGCGCGGTCGGGCTGCGTTCCATGCCGGCCAGGTTTCTGTTTCTCGATGAGGTGGACGCCTATCCCGGCGACATCGAAGGCGAAGGCGATCCGATTGCTCTCGCCGAGGCTCGGGCCCGCACCTTCGGCTGGCGAAGGAAAGCCTTTCTGGTTTCGACGCCAACCATTGCCGGGCGCAGCCGGATTGAAAGGGAATATGCTGCCTCAGACCAGCGGCGCTTTTTTCTGCCCTGTCCGCGTTGTGGCGCGATGCAGTGGCTGAAATTCGAACGTCTGATTTGGGAGAAGGGCGACCCGCGCAGCGTGCGCTATCATTGCGAGGATTGCGACACGCCGATTGAGGAACATCACAAGACCGCCATGCTCGCCGCCGGGGAATGGCGGCCGACGGCAGAAGCGGAAAACCCGCATACCATCGGCTTTCACATCTCGGCGCTCTACTCGCCGGTTGGCTGGCTCTCCTGGGAGCAGATCGCGCGCGATTGGGAGGCTGCGCAGGGCAAGGCCGAGGACCTGAAGACCTTCCGCAACACCGTGCTGGGTGAGACCTGGCAGGATCGTGGTGAGGCGCCGGATTGGGAACGCCTGGTGGAACGGCGCGAGGATTTTCACCTTCGTGTTGTGGCGCAGGATGCGTTGGTCCTGACGGCGGGCGTGGATGTGCAGGATGACCGGCTGGAATGCGATATCTGGGCCTGGGCGGAGGGCTATTCCTCCTGGCTGGTGGATCACATTGTCATTGCCGGCAGCCCGCGTGAGCGCGCGCCCTGGGATGCCCTGGCTGAATTGCTGGCGCGTGATTGGCCGCGCGCCAATGGCGGCGCAATCCGCATCGCCAAGGCCTGTGTGGACACGGGCGGGCGCGACACGGCGGCGGTTTATGGCCATCTGCGGCGCTTGCGCGATCCACGCATTGCGCCGACCAAGGGCGTGGATGGTTGGAATAGGGCTCAGCCGGTGCAGGGGCCAACGCCGGTTGATGCGCTGGTGGATGGACGGAAGCTGCGGCGCGGCTTGAAGCTTTGGACTGTGTCGGTCTCCACTTGGAAGGTTGATCTCTATCGCCGGCTTTGGCTTGGGCGCGGCGAAGCGGCAGAATTCCCACCCGGCTGGGTGCATTTGCCGCAGGGCATTGAGGTTGAATGGGTCAAGCAGCTGGTGGCGGAGCAGCTTCACCAGGTGAAGGACCGACGCGGCTTTGTGCGCCAGGAATGGGCGAAGCTGCGGGACAGGAATGAGGCGCTGGATTGTGCGGTGCTGGCACGCGCGGCGTTGTGGTTGCTGGGTGCTGATCGCTATGGCGAGCGGTTCTGGCAAAGGCTGCGCGAGGATATCGCGAATGCGCCGGTGGAAAGCCAAGCCGTCCAGAATGCCGCGCCGGTTGCGGCGCCAAACCCAGACCCACCGCCACTGATGCGCCGGCCCGGTTGGCTGGCACCGCGTGGCGGTTGGTTGCGCTGATTACTTTCGGGAGGAAATCATGAGTAACGGGGAACTCCACGCGCGCGAGCGCGAGGATCTTTCGCTGCATGTGGAGCGCTGTGCTGAGCGCTATACGGCAGTGCGCGCGGAGATCTGCGGCTTACGCAAGCAGACGCGCCGGATTGAGGGGGCGATCTGGGGCATCGTCGCGGTGCTGGTCGCGCTTGGTGCGGGTGGGGCGCAGATCCTGCCAATCCTGCGCGCCCTCTCCCGCGCCGCTGGCGGGTGATCAGCCTTGGACCCTGCAACCCTCGCCTGGGCGCTGGCGCAGCCTGCCGGCAGCCGCGCAGCCGTGCTGGCGTCAGCCTATACTGGCGGCGTCACGCGCGTGACTTTCGAAGGCCGCACGGTTGAATACCGCAGCCTGGATGAATTGGGGCGTGCCATCGCTGCCCTTTACGGCGCCGAGAATGCCACCGCACGTCGGCCGGGCGTCACACTCGCCAGCTTCACAAGGAACGCATGATGGAACAGACGCATTGGCAACCCGCCACGCTGGCGGCGGCGCTTGGCGTGCCGGAGGAGGCGTTCCGTGCCTTCGCCCGGCTGCGCCAGACCGCCTGGGAGGAGGAACTCTCGCATCCCGAAGCCGCAAGCCTCGCCCTCGCTTGGGTAGCTGCGGATCGTGCGGCTTGCCATGGTGTCATCGCCGAGGCTGCTGGCGCGCTACTTGATGCCGTGACTGAGTCCCCCGCCGAATGAAGCTCCACCTGCGCGCTGCCTGGCAGGCCCTCAGGGGTTACGCGGCCGCGCAGGAGAACCGCGCCTCGTCCTGGTCGCCCTCAGGCGGCAGCGCGAATGGTGAGGTCGGCATGGCCGCTGCCAGCGTCGCACGCCGCGCGCGCGATGCGGTGCGCAATGACCCCTATGCCGCGCGCATCGTGGATCTCTGGACCGGCAATGCTATCGGTGCTGGCATCACGACGCGTTGGCCAGAGACGGCGCACGGCGCTGCCTGGCAGGCCTGGGCAGATAGCGCTGCTTGCGATGCTGAGGGCAAACTCGATCTCTATGGCCTGCAAGCGCTGGCCATGCGCGCGGTCGTCGAAAGCGGCGAATGCTTCATCCGGCTGTTGAGCGTGCCGACATCGCCGCGGAACCCGATCGGCCTCAGCTTGCAGGTGCTGGAAAGCGACCATCTGGATACGGCGCGGAATGGCGTGGTGAATGGCGCACCGACCATCCAGGGCATCGCGCTTGGGGATTTTGGCGAGCCGATTGGCTATTGGCTTTTCCCAACCCATCCCGGTGCCTGGATGCTGCCGGGTGCACGGCTGGCGAGCAATTTCATCCCCGCGCGCGATGTGCTGCATATCTTTCGCAAGCGCCGCCCTGGGCAATTGCGCGATGTCTCCTGGCTTGCGCCCGTGCTGCTGCGGCTGCGCGACCTCGGCGATTACGAAGCCGCACTGCTGATGAAGGCCAAGATCGAGGCCTGCCTTGCCGCTGTGGTGACTGATGACGGAGAGGAAACCCTCACGAAGCCTAGCGATACCAATTCCGGCCTGCTGCGTGACGCGCAAGGCCGCGCGGTAGAAAGCTTTGAGCCTGGGATGATCCTCTACCGGCGCGGCCATGGCGAGGTGAATGTGGTCAACCCCTCGGGCGGTGGGTCGCATACCGCCTTTGCACGACGCTCACTTGAAGCCGCCGCTGTCGGGGCGGGCCTGACATACGACCAGGTCTCCGGCGATCTGACGCAGGCGAATTACTCGAGCCTCCGCGCCGGCAAGATCGAATTTCGCAGGCTGTGCGAACAGGTGCAATACGGCATGCTGATCCCGATGCTGGTGCGGCCGATTGCCGAGCGTTTTCACGCGCAAGGCGCGCTGCTTGGGCTTTGGGCGGATGTCATGCCGAAGGGTGTCGCGCATGTGCCGCCGGCGCATGAGATGATTGATCCGCTGAAAGACACCACAGCGCTGATCGCCCAGGTGCGTGCGGGCTTTGTCCCGCAGCCCGAAGCCGCCGGCGCCTTCGGCTATGATTTCCGCTCGGCGGTCGAGATGATCCGCGAAGCCAATGCCGCACTGGATGCGGCGGGCATCTCGCTTGATACCGATCCAAGGCGTGTCGCGAAATCCGGCGGCGCGCAGGACGCGGCGCAAATGGCAGCGGTGGAAATCGCCGCGACCGGCGCGGCCGGGACACCAGCACCAACGCCGCCAGATACTCCCACAGCATAGGGCCCACCATGACCGTAACCACCGACCCGGGCGGGAGCGATCCCGCGCCGGCTGATCCCGCTTTGCCTGATCGACTTCCCCCCGACGGGCAATCGATCACCGCGCGCCGCGCCATCACCGCACCCGCCACCGTGGACCGTGCCGCACGCACGGTGGAGGTCGTCTGGTCCACCGGCGCGCGGGCACGCAACTTCGTGCCCTCCCTCGGCGGCATTACCGAGGAATTGGATATGTCGCCCAATGCGGTACGCATGGCGCAGCTCGGCTCGGGCAATGCGCCTGTGCTGAACACTCATCGCAGCAGCGATGCGCGTGATGTGCTGGGCCGTGTCATTGCCGCCCGGCTTGAAGGCGGGCGCGGCCATGCGCGGCTGCAATTCTCTGCTGCCGCCGATGTGGAACCCCTTTGGCAGCGCATTGCCGATGGCACGCTGCGCGCGGTCAGCATTGGCTACCGCGTGCATCGCTATGACCAGCGCCCCGATCCGGTGAGCGGCGAGATGATCTACCGCGCCGTGGATTGGGAACCCTTCGAGATTTCGATCGTGCCCATCCCGGTTGATCGGGATGCGCAAGTGCGAGGCGCGGCGCCGCAGGGCGCGCCGTCCTTCGCCATTGAACCTTCCCTGCCTGATGAGGAAATCCCCATGACCGAGACGACGCCGGAAACCCCGGCAGCCCCTTCGGCGCCGCCTGCCGCGTCGCCCCCCGCAACCGCCACGGTGGAAACGCCGCCTGACCTTGAGGCACTACGCAGCGAGGCGCAGCGCACCGAGCGCGAGCGTATTGCCGGTATTGATGGTGCCATTGAGGCTGCCCGCGCCTTGGTCGGCACCGAGACCGCCGCGCATATCCGGCGCGAGGCTGTCGAGCGCGGCTGGCATCCGGACCAGGCGCGCCGGTCTTTGTTCGACGCGATGGTGAAAAGTGCCCCACCGCCTGCCGTCCCCGCACGCCCGGAAACCGGGCCCGGGCATGACTCGCCCTCGGAGATTCTCGATGCAATGGCGGAAGCCTTGGCCGCGCGCAGCATGCCGGGCTACCAGCCGCAGGGGGCCGGGCGGCACGCCGAATTCATGGGCTGGCGGCCCTCGGACATGATCGGTGAATTGCTGCGGGTTCGCGGTGAACGCAATGTGCCGCGCAACCCCACACTGCTCGCCGAGCGCGCCTTTCACACCACTTCGGACTTTCCGCTGCTGCTCTCGGCTGCGGCGAATAAGATGCTGCTTGCGGCCTATCAACCGGCAGCGCCGAGCTATCGGCAGATCTTCCTCCGCCGTGATTTCCGCGACTTCAAGCCGCACCGTCATCTGCGTGTCGGGGATTTCCCG